GGTCTAGCTCTGCCTGAGCTATCAAATAATGCTATACCTAGTTCATTTAATGTGTCTTTGGCTTCACCAGTGCCTTTTCTAGCTTCAGCTACTCTCCTGCTGAATCTTTGCAATGCCATATCAGCAGTTTCAGACCTAATACCAACTTGTTCGGCTGCAAACCTGAATTTTTGCAAAAACTCTGTGCCGACACCTAGCTTTTCTGAGGTTTTTACTAATTTATCTATTCTTGCTGTTGATAAGCCTACTGCTACTGAAACTGCTGTGAAAGATGCTGCTGTAGTTTTAGCAGCCAAGCCTAAACCTTTTTGTAAAAGTTTGGTCTGACGATCTAACTTATCTAAATTTCTTTTGATATCATTGAATGCTTTTTGGGTATTGTTGATACCCTGCAGAACTATGTTGATTTTTTCTTTAGCCATTTTTGTGTCTTTCTTCCTTTATTTTAAAGTAAGCTATCCATAATTGGTATTCTTCAATACTCATTTGTTGGATTTCGGCTAAAGTTTTATTAAGACATTCAGCTAAAGAAAGCTGATTGAAGGTGTTGTTATCTTCTTCTAATTTTTTTTTACGGAATCTTGATTTTGTTGGCTCATAATCTCATTCGCCACTCTTGCTAAAACATCTTTATCAACATTGTTGATTAAGTCTTTTTTATCTTCAAGTGTAAATAATGGTTCGCCTTTTTCGTCTAAAGCTTTAAGCATGACAACATAAGCCAACATTTCAACAGAATCATCGTTGGCATATCTCATTAATTTTTTAGTTTCAAAAAGATTGAGTGGCTTGGCATAGATATCCATATCCCACTCAGGAACACTGATTTTTTTGATATCTAAGCTATCAAAATGAGCTTTAGCTCGTTCTATTGCTTTCATATATTAAGATGCAGTACCGACAGTCAATGCACCATTACCCTGTACTGTGAATGACCTTTCAACTAATCCATCAAATGATTGTGATTGACTAATGCCTGTCACAATGCCTGAACCTGATAATTGGTAATCGCCTGTTGTGCTGCCTTCAGGTTGAAACAAGAAAGCTAATTCAGCACCAATGGTCAATGATTCTTGAACTGAATCGGTGTCATCAAATATAGCATCAATAGAAGCTGTAAATGATGTTAATGATGGTTTATAAGTTCTAGCAGAATCACCCATCTTGGTATCTTCAATGGTATCTGCTGTTTGTTCTACAGAGAATGATCTAATTTCAGCGATGGCTGTGCCACCTGCTTTTACTATTCCGTCTGAGCCTTTAAATGTTGCCATAATATTATTCTAAAGTTCCTTCTGTATGATGATAAGCGATTTCAAAAGTCATTACAACAATTCCGAGTGGATTATCACCATCTCCATTATAATTTATTTCTGTACTAACTAAAAAGCTGTCTTTGGCTAGATTGTTAATTAATCTATTAGTAAATAATGCTTCTTCAACCTCTTGGCATATAGTATCAATAGTATCATCGTAGTTGGTGTTGGCTTTGACATAGGCTTCAACCACTAACTGTAAAACCTTTTCTATGCTTCTTGGTGGATTCATAGCCAAAGGCTGTGATGATTCTTCTCTAGTATAAATTAGTAAACAAGGTAACTTAGTATTTTCTAGTGGATAAACCCTAGATTGAAAAACATTAGAGCCAGTTGTAGTTAAGCCTGTAAGTGTGGTTGCTACCCGTTCTCTGATTTGCTGTCTAAAGTGTGCCATGACTTATTGTAGCTTATTTGCCTTGTCCTCTGTATTTTTTATAACTTCTTCTTTTGTGTTTATTAAGGGTAGATGTGCTAAAGTTTCTACGACCCTGACAAGTTTTTTTACCATTTGCACCTGCTGTCGGCTCGTGTCCTTTGCTGAACTGTAGTTTAGTTTTCTTAGGCATTACTTATCTCTGTTTACTTTTTTTACTTTCTCGAAAGTTCTAAGACCACCCAAGCCAAGCATACCCATTAGTACAGTCATTAAAGAACCCATATCAAATTCTGGTAGTGTAATTGCAAGCCCATAAAGAGATATGGTAAATACCATGATTGGTTGAAAAATAAAGTGATATGCCAAAGCGAAAGCACAGACCCAACCAACAAAAGGTCGCCAACCTGCGACGAATAAAGACTTATGGGCTGCTTCAATTTTATTGACTTCAAGTTGAGCCATGTTTGCTTTGTGTAATTCTGTTTTAAGTTCATGTTCTAATTTTGCTTGTAAATCTTTATCTGGTACTAATTTACTAACTACATTTGTTACTGAATCAACTACTTTTTCAATCATCGGTATATCCTGTATCTAAGTCTATGGCTTCATCAATAGAATCTAGCATCTTTGGTGGTATGTGAATATCTAAATTGATTAGTTCTTCACCATTTACGATATTTTCTAAGTAATGCACGAATAGATTTTCATAAACACTGCGTGAGATCCACTTTGTATCTTTAGCACTGCGTTGTTTACAGTCGTACTGCCACGCTTCGTCTAATTGATTTTCGCTGTATAGAATCATTAATCTTGTAATATTAAAACAGTCACACCTGTGCCATCTGGTTGTATATTAACAATATTATAAGTCACATTATCTATCGTAATTGTGTCATCTGTATCAACACCTGTGACATCTGAGCTACGACAAGTTACGACAGGTTGTGTGCCATCAACATCAACCGATTCGCCTGCAATGGCAAAATATTCTTTATTGATAATAACGCTAATATTAGAACTACTGCCATCAATAGAAATAGATGCAGTTGTGCCATGTGTGTCTGTATCAAAAAAGTTTAGTAAATCTTGTGCTGATTCAAGTGCCATTATCTTGTTTTGATGTCTTTCTCTGCTTTGTCAGATTTTTTCTTAATTATTTCTTTGTATTCTTCAACACCTGCTGCTGATAAACCTGCATAATCTTTAGGGTTGCAGATAAAATCTTCACCTGCTTTGTACCATGTGCCTTGATAACATACTTTTCTTGTTGCTACTACTTTCATTTTTTCTCCTTTTTCTTGCTTTTTGGTTTGTATATATTGCCCCAACGATTTGATTCATAAGATTTTGCCAAATCTTCAGGTATCTCGATAACATCACCTGCGTTATGTCTAACACCTAACGGGTAATGTGTGCCACTAAAAACGAATTTTACTTTATCCATAATTTAATTATACACAAAAAAAAGGGCTACCGAAGCAGCCCTACGAATTAAATTAATCAGCTATTAAGTTGTGATTAAGTCTTTCTTACATGAGAAAGATACATCGTTTCTTAATGCGACATCTAAATCTTGGAAGAACGCAAGTCTTGTTGTTCCTGCTGAAGAACCAGTATAAGGGTCAACAATCACATCAACACCTGAGTAGAATCCAATTAGTAATTGACTAAAGTCACCGAATATCATTGCTGATAAACCTGAACCTGAACCTTGTGTTAGGTCACTTGGTACAAGTGTGCTTGATAGGTAGTCATAACCTAGAATTGAATTATCGTTCTCAAGAATGAAGTTTGATGATGTATCAGCACTTGACTTAAGAACTCTTCTTAACTTAGAAGTTAATTTAGCGTTACCTAAGAATCTTAGTGAACCTTCATTAAGAATTGCATTTGATGCTTCAACCAATCTAATTAGCTCAACAACATTTTCGTATGTTGGTGCTGCACCATTAGTAGCAGCAGTAATTACGTTACCTGAAGCAACGCCACCTAGAACACCTGTTGGCTCATTAGAACCGCCACCTTCGATTGCAACTTCATCGATTTTTCTAGCAAATGTAGCTACGATATCGTTTCTGATTACAGCTTCGATTGATGGGTCTGATTGCATCATTAGTTTTCTTGAAATGTCTACTTGTGCAGCCAGTGTCTTAGGTGACATTGTGACTTGTGCAAAAGTTGCATTTCCTTCTGATGGTGCATTGTTTTCAGCAACAAAACCTACATTAGATGTTTCTGCTGACATTTTAGGAATAGCGACATCGCCTTTAAGTCCTTGAAGAACTCTAGCACCAGCTTGGTTTACAACTAGCTTGGCTTTTAGAGCTTCGATGAACTCATTTCCTAAGTGATCTGTTGGCTTCAAGAAACCACCAACATTGTTTGTGCCGACTACTTGATCAGCCCTGAAAGCAATGTTTGTTGGCATATAGAAACCTCTTGCTTGTTTACCTGATTTAGCAGCGATTTCGTCTGAAACCTCTTTTTCTAAACCTGATAAAGTACCAGCAGCACTTTCTCTAACAGCTTTTAGAAGTGAGTATTCTCTTACTTCTGTTTCATTCATATCCACATTTGATGGTAAATCAAGTGGCTTATCGTTTGCGATTGTCTCTAAAAGTGTTCCTCTGAATTGTGCAAGAGAAGCACCGTTTGCTATAGCTTCATTAGCTAAATCTCTCTTGTTGTGCTGGACACCAAGCTCGATGATAGCTTTTGCTTCTTTAGCAAAGTCTCTCTTCATATCTTCAAGGTTCACTTCTGGAGCATTGTTTTCAACATTATCCATTTTTATATCCTTGTTTAAATTTTGGTTAATCTTAATTTGTGCCTTTTTCTCCTTTGACCTAGCAAAGCCGACAAGCCTGCTTTGGTCTGCTGGAATGGATACAGCACTTACTTCCAGAGGCGACCAAGAATTTACTCTATAAATGGGAACACCATCTCTCTCTTCTTCCTCTTTTTGCATACTGTTGACTTGATAACCAACAGATATGTTTTGTCGTATGCCATCTAGTACATCTCTATAGACTTCATCAGCCATTTGGTTTTTAGAGAAGCGTACTTTAGCTACTGTTCTTTTGTTTTCTGTGTCGATACTAAATTCTTCAACCACACCGATCTGCTTAGTGGCATCGTGGTCTAGTAATAATGGACTTCTGCCTTGTGCCATGAAAGCCATATCTATCTCATCTTCGTTATGCCCTAATACTTCCATGCCAAATCTTCTTTCAACTGGTTCTTCACTTGAAACACCAATCATAATTGTTCTGTTCTCTTCGTCTATTTTTGTTCTATCAAATTCAAAAGCTCTTTTTAGATTTTCTTCGGCATAAAATCGCAGTACATCTTCGTTGCTATCTTGAGCAACATATTCTTCTTCTGCTATTTGGTCAATTTCTTCTTTAGTTGGTTCATCATCTAAATCAGAACTTCTTTCCCCTTCATCGTGATGGGCTTTTTCTTCTTCATCATCATGATAAGGTCTGGCTTCTTCATTGTTTTCCTCTGACATAGATTTGGCAAATTCTATAATGTAAGAATCTTCGGTCTCTCTGACATCTTTGATATGTCTTTCTGCTTTGTCCATATCATCTATTCTATCACCATTTTCCTTAGAAGATAAAGGATGTTCTTTAGGAAGTAGGTCTGTATCAAATTTGTTTTTACTTGGAAATCTTAAATTTCTTAGGGCAAATAAGAAAGCATTTACTCTTGCATAAGCCCATTGTTCAGGTGATGCCACACTTGGTCTGACTGAAGATGGGTTTGTTTTGTATGCACCTATCCCTCTTTCAAAGACTGCTAACAACATTCTATAAGTGGCTCTTTTTCTTTTATCATCACCATGTTCTTCATTGTGATCTTCTACTTTTTTTCTTAATCCCTTTTCAACTGTTTTACTTACTTGCCTTTCTACTGATCTATCTTCTTTATCTTCTAAGTATTTGACAGCTTCTAAAATTACATCTTTCATTTTTTGTTCACCCAATGTGCCAATGACAAGCCATTTGATCTGAGCCATTACACCTGCAATATTGGATGGTCTTGCTTTTTTATCACCTGACTTAAACTGTCCACCATCTTCAAAATGTCTTGCAGCCCATGATTCCCTTTCTTTTATCTTTCGTAAAACAGCAGGAGAATCATCACCATCTAATGCTTTGAGTAGTAATCTATAAGAATTGTTGCCTTCAATGTTGCCACCTGCTTTCCATATCTTTGGATCATCTTCTTTAACAGAAGCAGCGAACTTCCTATCAAACAGAGGATAGTTAGAATTTCTTAGTGATATTTTTTTATCATCACCTTTTTTAGGAAAGTCAGTTACCATTTTTAGTTTTCTTCCATTTGTTTTTTTTGGCATTTGCCATATTTTTACCAAAAATCATATCCCAACCTGCATCAAACTTTTCTTTATCTGTTGGTCTTTGTTTACTCCCCTTGCTCATTCTCTTCTCCATCGTCTTGTACTTCAGGGTCAACTGGCATCTTCATAGCGCCAAATGGCAATGGCTGATAGGCAGTCTTGACATCATACTGCTTGGCAAGTTCTTCTTCTCTTTGGTGTTGTTCAAACAGTTCTTCTACATCACGACCATAGTTAGCCTGGACATCTTGCATGGTGACAACACCTGCGTTGAGACCATCAACATTGGCTTTGACTTCTTTGACAGGGTCAATCCAACCCCAGCTTCTAGGTATGTATTGGATATTATCAGCAAACTTATCGTATTTATCAGGTGGTAATAAGAAACCATCTTTGAATGACATGGTTTGCAATAACCATTTATTAAATACTGGCTGTATAAAGTGATCAATCATAAACTTTTGTAGGATTCTGTAGTTATCTCTTTCTTCTAGTGTGCCTTGTCTGATTGATGAATAGTTAACACCTTCAAGGTTGTTAGCTAATGATACATAACTGATACCCAAACCAGATGCAATACCTCGCAGTATTGACTTATGAAAGCTATCAAATTCACTGCTTGGGAATTGTGGTTCAAATCT